AATATAATGTATCAGCCATAGTTAATCTCCTATGCTATCTTGAAAAGACAAGGACGTGAACTTTTGTTCGTGCCTGTATTTTCTAGTATCGAACCTCTATGAGCATCTCTCCAACGCCTAAAGGTTCAAGTACACCTTCGTCAGTATCTACGCTAACGACTGTGATTTGTTGTGTATACTGAGTATTTCCCTGTCGATCTGTATACGTTAATCGTGAGTTTTCCTCAATTACAGTCTCTACATCCTCCATCAATTCATCGAGTGCTTGTACGGAATCTTCATCCTGTACATAACATCGTAGTGTAATTGATAGAAAACGATCTTTATATCCTCCTGCCTGGTATTCTCGAGTCTCAGAACCTGCGTTTAAATGCACCGCAGGAAACTCTTCTACTTCATCCCAAAATTTCAAGCGGGGAGAAACATTTTCATATAAATTTGTTAAATACGAATCTTCACCGTTAATCAGTTTGAGTTTGGCAACAAGAGCGTTAACAATGCCTAAACGCCTGGTTGTATATGATCTTTCTGCCATTAAACTCTCCTAGTATAAAATCTTCCGATTGCGAATTGTGCCGCGATTTCTCGAATAGATTTATCAATTAAATGTCTTGGGTCTCTTTCAGGGCTAGACCAACTACCGGAACTTCCCATTTCAAAAACTTCATAAGGGTTTCTTGCATAAGTATAACCTATACTAGGAAAACCTTTTGCTGTTTGTACTATATCTGTAACTTTTACACTCTCTGCGAACCTGCCGGTTCTATTTACAAGTGCTGGCTCTCTCATATTCTTTCTTACAGTTTTTGGTAATTCTTTATTTATTAAACCTATTAACTGCAAGGGATTGCTTGAAACACCTTTTCTTGTTGTTCTTTTTGCTTGGACAGCCTTTACTTTTTTCTTTGTAGCTTTAACAGTAGTAGCAGATTTTAAATTGCGGTTTTGAGGTTTTCTTCCTCTTTTTCGTTTTTTAGGCTTTTTCTTGGGATCTAACTGCTCTGTTATAACATCCAAAACATCTACAGGTATCGTAGGAGAGCCTTTTAAATTACTTATATCGGTATTTTCAAAAAATTGTGTTATCTTTTTGCCTTCTTCTTGTACTGCATCTTTAAAAAGCTCTCCGAGAAACGCAGACACTTTACCTTTTGCTTGGTTTAGTCCAATAGGTTCATATTCTAGTTCTATTGCTCCACCTACACCTTTCAAAATATCAACATCGACTTTGTAGTCAATCTTGAAACTACGCTTTTGAGCTGCTGTTTTCTGTACTTGCTCTAATAAGTAGTTTATGTTTACTTTGTCAATATCATTCTCGTTAACAATCTTATCGAGTTCTTGTATAGTTTGAAATAATGCTCTTAGATGAGGTCTACGAGGATCTGATTTTTCCATTGCATTTAATGCTAGTGCAACATTACTTCTAAGAACACTTATATTTTTATGTCCTAGTTCATGAGACTCTTTCATTTCGGGCATTATTTGCTCTAAGAATCTTTTTTGTTGTCTGAAATTACCGCCACCGCCGAATATACGTTGAGCACTTCTTACCTGGAGCCGAGTACCAGGAACCACTTTCCTAGAATCTTTTCCGAACTCTTGTACCATAGCTTCTGTTTCTTTTCGTAAAGCCTCGTATCTGTCTGCATATTTGCCCGGAATAATAGCTAGCTGTTGTATCTTCTTATCTCTATCAATTGCTTTTCTTAAAACTTTGGAAGATACGAATACGTTTTTTGCCAGCCTATCGGCAACCCCTTTTATCGTTCTAGGCTTATATAGTGCCATTAGTATTGCTTATAAAGATCCAAGACTCTTTTAATGTGGTCTGGGAACGCTACATTATTACGCTGACTTGATGACGCTTGATTCTGTAAACTAGCACCTGCAAGGGTTTGTCTACTCTTGTGCTCATCTTTCAAGTAATAAGTGATTAAATCAATTACCGCAAGTTTTAAATCTTCAGGACACGCTGAGTATCCTGCAGTATAAGTAACTTTTACAGAAGCTGGACCTTTAGGCCAGTTCTTATAATTAGTTGCTCCGGTGGTTCGGAGAATACTATCAGTAGTGCTATCGAAATAATATTCATGAGCACCTGTGGTAAGTGCGGTATAAGTTCCATCATAAGAGTCTCTTTCCTCTACACTTACTACTGTATTTACCGGGCCTTCTGATAGTTGTACCATATGTGAGTCCCAGTCGATGTTAAAAGTCTCTACTTTATTTGTAGAATAAAAGTCTACAATAGAGCTACCACAATAAGTTTTTACTAATTGACTCACAGAACTTACGAGAATATTTAGCTGTGGATCATCCTTCATGCCTTGGATCCCTTTCGCTTCTTTATATTCTGTAATTGTGATTAAATTTGCCATAAGTCTATAAGTCCATTAGTAAAAACTCAAGGGGAGCTAGGCTCCCCTATCGTTTTGCTTTTAAATTAAGCTACAAGATCGATCTTAACTGCTGATCGGTTACCAGCTGCATCTGCAACCAACTCTTCAAAGCCGAGGGCTTGTGAAGCGACGATTACGTTACGCTGATTACCAACTTCGTAATCAGTCTCAACCTGTACACCACGTAGACGTGGGATTACATAGTTGCGAGTGTTAACAGCGAAGGCTGCAGGTACGCCTGCGGCTTCAGCTGCGAAGCTGTCAGATACGATTACAGGTGAACCGAATACCGAACCAATTTGACCAGTGATCTTAGTTGCAAGATCAGAACCTACGTCAGTAACGTCCTGGAAGCCTGCATCTTCGATGAGTTCGAAGTAACGAGCTTGTGATACGATGTATGCAACATCGCCAGGGTTAACGCCATACTTACCCATGTCCTTACGAGCAGCAAGTAGTTTAGCGGCAGTAAGTTTCTCGGCATCAGAGATGTCAAGAGTGTCAGAGTTAGCAGTTGCGAACCCGTCAAGACCAGTAATAGAACCAGAACCGTTGATGATAGCGTTGTCAACAGCGCGAGCGTGAGCACGTGCTACTGAGTCGACTAGCATAGGCATTAGGTTAACAAGAACTTGCTCGTCAACATTGTTGTCCATGAAAGTCTGGCTGATCAAACGATAAGCGTTCAGAATTACTTGTGAAGGCTTGAAAGTGTTGTCAGAAGCACCACGGTTTTCCAAGTTACCAGAAGCAGCTGCTCCAGTTTGGAAAGTTGCAGGCTCAACATCAGGCTGGATAGGAAGAACAGTAGCAGCACCATTCACTTGAATCTCACGGAACAAGCCCGCAGTACGCAAGTTAAGAGTAACTTCTTTCTCGATTTGACGAGATACTTCCTGGTCGATATCGCCAGCGTTGGTAGCATAGTCGATACCAGCTTTTTCCATTACGCCTTGAGCGAAATCAGTGTTCATGCCTTTACCAGTGAAAGTACCGAGTAAAGATGCGTGCATGAAGTCCTTGCCCCACTTAGAGAGGTCGCCTTGACCGCGGCCATCGAAAGTACGCTTGCTGTTACGCATAGCTTCGATTTCACCTTGTTTTTCTTCGAGGTCTTTGCTAAACTTAGCAATTACTTCGTCGATTTTAGCGTCTTTTTCTTGAAGCTTGGCTTCAACGTCAGACATAAGTTTTTCAACACCTGATTCAACACCAGAGTTTACTACACTTTTAATTGATTCAGCTTCTAAAGCTTTGGCTTCTTCAGCTTCCTGAGCTGCTTTAGCTTGTGCTTCTTCAGCTGCTTTTTGCTCGGCTTGCTTCATAGCAATCTTCATAGCAGTGTCGTCTGCTACTTTCTTTGCAAAAGCTTCCAAGTCGATGTTTTGATTATCCATCTTGATCTCCAAATCTGCGGATTGTTCCGCGCTTACCGGTGTATCACTAGCTATTCCAGAAGTAATATCTTCATCCTTAGCCAGAGACTGACCGGCTAGATCTACACGCTTTGTGAAAGTTTTTTTGAATTCATTGTACTCATCTTCTGAGTCAAATGACTTCGCGAGCGAAAAAGTAGCTGATTGATTGCATGGTACCGATACAACAGATACCTCAAACAGCTCAGCGTCCTTAATCATTAGTCCGTCAGTTTCCTTAATGTAATCAGCGTCCTTGACCCGGAAACCAACGGAAAAGGCTCCAAGTACGCCGTCTTTAACAAGTTGACAAACACTAGCAGGTGCAGCTTTGCTAATCTTTGCTTCAAGTTCTAAACCATTTGGGCCGGCTTTTAACCCAGTGGCTCGACCAATCGGCTTATCATAGTCATGATTAAACAGAATGATTGGATTTTTCTCAAAATTTGACAAACCACCTTTTGTCCAAGCCTCTGCTGAGATTGAATCACCCGCGCGATCGAAGTCAGTAGTGCTTGCCATCCCTCGAATCATAACAGAACCATCTGCTACTTCTTCTAAGGCTTTAAAAGTGGATGTAAGATTAAAGATCTTGTTCATCATCTTTATCCTGTTTTACTGCTGGTTTAACAGCAGGCTTGACCGCTGCCTTTGGTGCCGGCTTTGGTGCTTTGGGAGGAACAGGTTTTGGTGCTGGTTTAGGAGCAGGTTTTGCCTCTTCTTCCTTTTTCTTCTCGATCAATTCCATGAGTTCGGGATGTGCTCCTTTCATCATTTCTATTGCTCGGGAATAACTTCTTCCTACATTACGAATACCTGATAATAAAACTGGCTTATCTTCTGCTTTAACGTATTCGTCTTGTGTCATGATTTTGCCTTTTTCTGCAAAATACATTGCTAAATCTCTACAAAGTTTAATTCTTTGCGGTCTATTCGCCATCTTCGTTTCCTTCTTCTGGTCGTCCGCCCTCATCGGGGTTTGCTGCGGAACCTGCAATGTTTGCTGGAACTCTAATCTCTTCAGCTCCCTCTACAGGTTCAAATCCTAATCGCTCACGAGCTTCATTAGGGGTGATTATACCGCCGTTTACTAGTGAAGTGTAGTAGGCGGAAGCATCTCGAAGTTCAGGCTGTAGAGCAGGTATATCTGTGATATCCTCCGCTAAATCAAAACCGAAATATCTTTCGAGTGCAAAATTCATTTTTCGAACTATAGGTAGTATAGTCTCAAGATAATACATTCGCATATTTGGGCGAATGTTAGCGTTGTTGCCAGAATCCATCATAATTGGAGGGACTCCGAGCGCCTTTAAAATTATCTTTTCATTATCTCCGATGCTATTTTGAAAATCGAGATCTCGAAAATTTACATTTGAGATAGAATCCAATTCAATTCCACCGTCCAAAATAAGGGGTCTACGACCGCCTGCTTCTGGCTGATAACGTTGTTGCCAAGCTATCATCATACGTTCTTTAATTTTATCGGAAAGTGTGTTGGGAGACTTGAGTACCAAGCCAGGAACAGCACCATTCTTAAAGAAGTTGTCTTGGAACTTACGCATTTTCATCATAAGTTGCATAGTTCGTAGAGCAGGGCTTAAGCGTGGTACACCTCGATAAATAGAATGAAAAGAATTCTCTTTGATATGAATGATTTCGCTAGGCTTATAGTCAATTTTTTCGTTAAAAGTAAACTTTTCTATATAAGTATCTTTGCTTGCATGAATAACCATCTTATCTGAGGGTAGATGGTACAAGTGTGCACCATCGAAGTAAATAAAAATATTTCCATCGAGTATGTAATCAATAATTAAGTTACGTTTAAATGTGTTAATGTCCTGAAAAGGATTTGGTTCTTGATTTAAAAGTAACTCAACTTTTGAACGTTTTAGTCCTTTGACAACACTCATGCCTTTATGCTGACCGCCTACAATAGTAGGAATCTCAGCTGCGTCGTCTACAATAATATTTACTGCTCTGTTTACAACCTCTAGTTCTTCATAAGCTCTTTCATAAGAAAAAGTAGGCTCACGAGAAGTTTGAATGTCATTGCCGTAATAAGATTGAGCAGGATTCAGTTTCTCCTCTACATCGGCGGGTTTGTTACCAAATAAATTATTATACCATGCCATTATGTTTTTCTCTTTGAATCTCTACCCACCGCATCTGCTTTTTAGCAGTTCCTAA